CGTGTCGAACAGCGATATGGCATCCCGTTCGCGGCGTTGTGGGGCCTGCGGTATCGCCCTCCGAAAGACGTAGGCGTTTCGATCTACACGAAATTGCAGGCAGCACACGCCGATGTGTGTGAACGCCAGATGCGGAAATTCAAAGATGAACTTGATCGCACCAAGGCCAAAAGCTGGCTTGGTAAGGCGTTGGTTAGCGCGGCTGTTGCTGTGGCTGGCGAGGAAGATTGACGGGTAGTCGAGGCCGCAGGGTAGGGCGTCGTTGCGGCTGGTGATTTACGCCCCTTGAAGGAAGCAAAATCATGCTGGATATGGCGACTAAAGCGCCTGCAAAGGCGACTGATACAAAGCACCGGGAATTGTCCTGGTTCTCTGAGCGCGTCGAACGTGGGCGCGCAGGACCGTATGTCGAGATCACCACGGTTACGCCTGACATTGCGAAGCGACTTCTTGAAGCGAACGATGGCAATCGTCCGATCAGCGAGGCGCTTGTTGCAGAAATCGTGGCCGACATTGACCACGGTTTCTGGGTTCTCAACGGCGAGACGATAATTGTTTCGCGTGATGGGAAACTGAATGACGGGCAGCACCGGCTCGAGGCTGTTGCCCGCACTGGACGCCCAATCCAGACGGCCATCATGTGGGGGGTTCCGCGTGAGGCGCGGCTGACGGTTGATATGGGCCGTCAACGCACTGCCGGAAACTTTCTCGCCATGAACGGCGTGGTGCATTCCAACAACGCCGCCGCAGCTTGCAAATTGCTGATCCAGTTCAATGCGGGAAAATACAGAATCGGCGGCGCGCATGTGAATCGCGGAGAATCTGTCATCACCAAGGCGGATATTCGCACCTACTACAACCAGAATCGCAAGGCGGTAACTGCTGCGCTTGGCGATACGGCGAGCAACAAGTTCGCGAAGTTTGTTGGCGTCACGGCTATGGCTGCCGGGCATGTCATCCTCCACAAGACAAACAATGTGGAAGCCGTGGTGTTCTATGCGCGTCTACTCGACGGAGCGAACCTCAAGCAGGGTGATCCGATACTGTTCCTTCGTGAGCGCCTGTTTGCTTCCAAGAAAGATCGCCTGCGCCCGCCCGAAAAGCTGGAACTGATTTTGCGCCATTGGAACTCTTGGCGTCGTGGCAAGAAGTTGTCCAAGGCCGTCCAGCGTGAAGGCTCGTTCCCGAAGGTGGAAAAATGATTCAGCAGATCGCGCTCGACCTCATCTTCACGCGCAAGGATGCGCGCAAGCTGGATGACGCCGCCGTGCGCGGTCTGGTGTCCAGCATCAGCGAAGTGGGGATCATCAACCCGCTTCGCGTTCGCCCTGTCATCCGGCATGTCGGCGGCGTCGAGACTGACGCTTACGAAGTGACGGCAGGCGCACATCGTCTCAAGGCTGCTCGCAAGATCGGCCTTGAGACAGTTCCGTGCATCGTGGCCGACGATGACGATCTCCACGCCGAACTGGCGATGATTGATGAGAACCTGATGCGGGCTGATTTGAGCCCCGCAGACCGGATCACGCAATTCAAACGCCGAGAGGCCATCTACAAACAATTGCACCCTGAGACGGAACATGGGGCCAACCAGGGTCCGAGTGGCAAATTTTGCCACACGGATGCACCGAGCTTTGTTGCTGCGACTTCCGAGGCTACCGGAAAGTCTGAGCGAGCCATTCGTTTGGAACTGGAACGCGGTCAGAAGATCACTGACCGAGCCCTTGCAATGATCAAGGGGACTGCGCTGGACAAAGGCACCGAGCTAGACAAGCTCAAGCGGATTGATGCCGACAAGCAGGAAGAATGGGTCAAGCGTCGTCTCGAATTTGAGGCCAAAGAACGTGAGGCCAAGCGCCCGCGCGTCAAGGATAGCGAGGACGTTGAGGAAGACCAGCGCCGCGCTTTGCTGAACGCATGGAACCGGGCGAACGAATCCGTCCGCCAATGGTTCCGTGACGAGATACTTGATGCCCCCGTGTTTGATCGGGGTGCAGCGTGAGGATATCTGATTGGCTGAGGGCCGCGCGCTCGACCTTTTCTCCGGGTGAACCGCAAGATTGCGCGGTTTGCGGAAACTACAGAGTGGTAGCGCACGCGCACCATATTTACCCACTCGCATGGCAGTTTAGAGATAAGCGGAATTGGGACGAGACCGACGCGGAGATTGTGCCCGATCACGATCACATTTGGCTTTGCCCCACGCATCACGCTCTTGTCCATAAAGAGCTTGCGGATTTTCGACAGCGAAACTCCGTTGCGCCAATGCGCGTGCCGCTGGACGAATACAAAAAGATTGCAGAGATAAGCCTCGCCTGCGCTCGCAAGATGGAAAACGCATCATGAGCGGCGTCGGACATAACAACCCGCCATCGGCGCAGCAGTATGCTGTCGTCAAGCTGTCGCGCCTTCCGCCGAGCGCCAATAACCTTTTTGCCACCAACCCTAGCGGGCGTGGCCGGTTCAAGACGAAGCACTACAAGGGCTGGCTTGAGCAGGCCGGATGGGAGCTGAAGCAGCAGCGCCCCGGCCATGTGCCCGGTCACTACGCCATGACAGTGACGGCGGGAAAGGTAGCCAAGCGGCGCGACCTCTCGAATCTCCTGAAGGCGCTGGAAGACCTACTGGTGAAGCATAGCGTGGTCGAGGACGACAGCCTTGCGCAGAAGATCATCATTGAATGGGGCCTGACGCCAGGCGTTCACATCATGGTTGCGTCAACGAAGGGGGTTGGATGATGAGCGTAGAAGCGGGGCAATTCGATCCGGCCAACTGGCAGTCGCATTATGCCGCCGTGCGGGCGAGGCTGACGAAGGTAGTCGTTCCTGTTCCGAAGCTGACCAAGACGCATTTTGTGACGCTTCGCAGGCGGGTAGCAGCCCCGGTCCTCTCGGACGAACAGGCCGCTGCCTATGAGGAATTGTATCTCTCAATGCTGGCGCGGTCCATCGCGCTTGCCGAGCGCAAACAGCGCACACCGAACGGCGAGCCTACGTTGGAGCATTTGCTTGCCGTGACTGCGGAGAAGTACGGGCTTTCACTCCCTGAACTTATCGCCAACCGCCGCGACGCTCTGACGGTATCCGCCCGTCATGAATACATGTGGCGAGCGAAGAAAGAGACGAGCAAGAGCCTCGGCCAGATCGGCAAGGCGTGTGGCAACCGCGATCATACGACCGTGCTGCATGGGCTTCGCGTATATGCGGAGCGTAACGCGCAATGAGCATGGCCGAACTCATCCGCAACATGGCTGCTGCCGGGGCTACCCCGGAAGCGATAGCTATTGCCGTCGAGGCAGTGGAAGCCGTGCAATATGCGGACGTGGAACGTCGTGCAAAACGAGCCGCTCAGAAGCGGAAAGAGCGCGATGCGTCGCGCGACAATGAAGCGACTGTCGCGCGACAAGATTGCGACAGGGGAGCGACTGTCGAGGCAAAAGGTTTCCCTGAGGTTTCCCCCCAAAGAGATATAAATCAAACCCCCCATCCTAACCCCTCCAAAAACGCCGCTGCCGCGTCGCTCGTCTCGATTTTGACCGAGAATTGTTTGTCGGAGGCCACGGCTCTGGCCGTCGTCGCTCACCGCAAGACCAAAAAATCTCCGCTCACCCCACATTCGGCTGGCTTGCTGCGGAAATCCTTGCTGGCTTGCGGCAACCCAGAGGCCGCTGCGGCGGAAATGCTGTTGCGAGGTTGGACGGCGGTTAAGCCCGAATGGCTGAAGGACAGCGCCGCGCAAGGCAAACCGCTGGTGTCGCGCCCTGAGCCCGACCGCACAGGAAGCATTTGGGTGCCAGCCGAAAGCGCCCCGTGGCGCGCATGGCAACAGGCGAAAGGCTCAGGCTACCTCGCCGCTCGCAAGAAGGATCGCCCCGGCTATCCCGATGGCGGCGCATGGCTACCCACTGAATATCCAGAAGGATGCGCAGCATGACATGGCGGACTGAAACGCTGGCGGAAGGGGTGGCGCTGATCCTTGGGGATTGCCGCGAGGTTCTGCCGACGCTTGGGCGTGTGGATGCTGTTGTGAGTGATTGCGTTGCGTCTGCGGATCGGGTAGGATTCGCGAATGAGCAAGCAGCAAACAGGCAACATCCGCAGGGCATCCGAAGCGGCGGCATTGTGGGGAGCGAGGCGCGCGGAGATTGTGCGCCTATACGAAACCGAGATGTGGCCGCAGCAGAGGTTGGCCGACCACTACGGGGTGACGCTGGCCGGGATGCAGCGGGCGATGGCGCGGCTGGGGATCGCGAGCAGGTCACGGGCGAACCATGGGCCTCGCAACGGGCGGTTCCGGGACGGGAAGGCTTCGACGATCTACCGCGATATGATTGCCAAGGGCGCGTGCCGCCAGTGCGATGCGACGACGAATTTGTGCGTGCATCACAAGGACGGGGTTCACACGAACAACACCCCGGACAATTTGGAAGTGCTGTGCATGTCGTGCCACAGCCGGCTGCACAAAAGCGAGTGGTGGCGCTCCCGGAAGGGTGGGCAATTGTAACCGATCCCCCATACGGGATCGGGTTTGGCGCCAAGCACACAAAATGGTCGGCTAACCGGGGCGTCGCTCTTGGGGAATGGGATCGCGAAACCCCGGATGTGTCGTTTCTTCTTGACCTTACGCCCGACGTCATAATTTGGGGTGGCGAGCGTTTCCCACTGCCTGTGCGCCGTAGATGGCTGACATGGGTAAAACCTGACGCAGCGCCCACGTTTGCATCAACCGAATATGCTTGGACCTCGCGCGACGCGCCCGCCCGGCATTTTATCTATGCCGTTGGCGCAGTGAATCAGGAGCGCGTCGGGCACCCTACACAGAAGCCAATTGCGCTCATGGAATGGTGCCTCAGCTTCGTCCCCAACGCCCACACCATCCTCGACCCATTCATGGGCTCCGGCACGACAGGCGTTGCCGCCGTCAAGCTCGGGCGCAAATTCATTGGCATAGAGATAGAGCCAAAATACTTCGACATAGCCTGCAAGCGCATCAGCGCCGCTATTAAACAGCCAGATTTCTTTGTCGAGCGTCCCGCTCCCGCAAAGCAAGAGGCGTTCAATGTCTGAGCGCATCAGTTTCTACAAATTTGTCCGCTGGCCTGACGTTGCCGCCCATGAGGCACAGGGCTGGCGGATTGACTTCGATCTAGGCCCTACGCATGGGCAATGGTCTGTCGGGATGATTTGGACGGGGGATGGAGAGCCAGCATGACCAAGAAGCGGAAAGCGAAGGCGGAAAAGGCGTGGGGAATTTACGATGGGGATGACCATTTTCTTTGCAGCTTCACTTGGTCACGAAAGGACGCCCGCAAATGCAAATGGTCTGGCGAGTATGTTCAGCGCATTGAAATTCGCCCCGTGAAGAACGCTGGCAACAGGCGCTCCGCATGACCATCCGCCGTTCCTACACCATTCTCCGCTCATACATAGGCTGGAGACGTTACGGCGTTGGACATGCAGCAGCATGGACGCTGGCGAAGATGCACACCTTTAGCGCGTGAGGTAATCGACGCATGAGCGCGACTGAGACGCAACGATCTGGCGATTGGCATGTTGCGCGCACCATCGGCCGTCCAAGCCGGGCCGCACTGTACATCAACCGCGCTGGCGTCAGGGCCTTTTGGCCGGAACTGCACCGCTATTTCATTGACCGATCAAAGGTCGAGCGATTCCGTAAACTGGCGCTTTATCCGGGTTACGTGTTCTTCCAGCCGCGCGGGCTGTCCGACTATGGGCGTGTTCTGTCAGCTATTGGGGTGAGGGATATTCTTGGCTACTGGCAGGGTTCGGAACATGTCCCTTCTGTCATCCCAAGTGAAATGATGAATGTCCTCATAGCCCACGGCCCGGTCGTAGAGGGAAGACGCAAGAAATTTAATAGTGGAGATAAGGTCGCAATCGCGATAGCAGGGGTGAATAAAATAATAGGTATTGTAATATCGGATGCAGCGGACGGGAAAGTTCGCGTTATGGCCGATATTTTTGGCAAGCAGACGGTCATCACTGCGCCAGAGCGATCAATCGAGGCAGCATGACGTGCGGTGTTTATTGCCTTTTTAATGAGGCTGGCGAAATGTACGTCGGCTCAAGCGTTTTTGTTGAGAAACGAATACGCCAGCATTTGCGGGGCATAAGGGATTGGACCCATGCCAACCCGCTGTTGCGCCGCCAGACAGGGCGCATGTCCTACAAGGTTCTTGAGGAATGCGCGGTTGGTCGTCTGACTGAGCGCGAACAGCACTACGTTGATGCTCTGAACCCCAAATTCAACTTGATGCGCAGAATTTCGCGCCCGGAGGATACGGGTGGAAAATCGCCGCGTGTGATCAAAGCATTTCGCTCAGTCCCCTATGACGAGACACCAGAAAGAGTAGGAAAATATGTAAGCCTGAGATTTCACAAGGCCCGTTCGCAGGCGGAATGCTCAATATGGCTATTGGAGCGCGGGTATAGAATCCACCGCCACGATACCTTGAAGGTTCGGATCGTGGCTGGCCTCAAGCAGCATCTGCGGGAATGTCCGGTTGCGTTCGATGTGGAGGTATCCGGCGATATGGCAATCCTTTTCGACGCCGAAGCTCTGGACGAAAAGGGCTTCAGGCATCTCGGACACAAATACAACATTCGGGGAAAGACTTATCCCAACGCAGTTTGGAAGTCGGCAGTTGACGCGGGGCGCATACCCGCGCTAGGATTTAACAATGAGTGATTTGCGGCTTATCCCCGTAAGTCTTGGCCGACAGGCGGCGTTAGTGGCTTGGCCAGCAAATTGCCACCATTCAGTTGGGCGGCAAAGTCGTTAGGTTGCCTAACGCAATCTCGCATTCCCGCCCGTCCACCACGGGCATGGTTAGGCAGGGATACTGAGCGGGCAGGATCGATAGAGAGCCTTAACGACGGTTGGCTGCCGTGGCTCGCTTTAGGTCCGAGAATTGTCCTAGAGCCGACTAGCCAACGGTGCGGCTGTTTTCGGCCCGCTCAGTCCTTCCCCCGTCCGCAAGGGCGGATACGAGGCGATGATGACGCTGCTTCTGGTCATTGGTTGGGTTGCTTCGCTTGCCTTCGCCTACTGGATGGGCCGCAGCGACGAACGGTGCGAGCAGAAGGTCGCGCATATGTGTGACGTAATCGACCGCGCGTCTGCCGCTTTCGCCACCCGCTATCTCGACTCTCCCGCATGGAAGGCTCGGTAAATGGACAGCCCATTCCTCTGGAATCCCATCGCGGCCAACAATGGCCAACAGCAACAGCAGAGCCCTTTTTCAGGCGGCTCGCTTGCTGGTGGCTATTCGCTTGGAGGCGGCCAGATGAGTGCGCCTTGGCAGGCGCAGAACTACCAAGTCCCTTTTGGTCAGAATGCGCCGCAGGTCCAGCCTCAGCAGCAATACCAGCCGGTTGACAATTCCTACCAGCCTCAGCCACAGGGCGTCCCGAACATCTTCCATCCGCCAGTGACGCAGCCAGCCCCGCAGACAGCAGGCGGAACGCAGCAGACTAATCCGTTCGTCTACAAGCAGGACGTTCAGCCCGTGCAGAACGGCATTCCTCAACCGCAAGCGACTGGACCGAACATCATGTATCCAGGCGTTAATCAGCCAGTTCCGCAAGGCCAGCCTCAGACGCTAAGCCAGCTTGGCCAGCAGTTCAGCCCGCTCATGATGTATGGCGGCATGGGCGGCGGAATTAGCTTCTGACATGCCCGCACTTGGAAACCCCAAGCACGAGCGGTTTGCTCAGGAGCTTGCTAAGGGGAAAAGCGCATCAGAAGCATATGTTCTGGCTGGCTATACCGAGAGCCGTTCGGCGGCCTCACGCCTGTCAACAAATGTGAACGTTATTGCTCGCTTGTCCGAGATTGTGGATAGAGCAGCAATTCGGGCCGAAGTCTCAGTTGCGACGCTTTTGGATGAGGCAGAGGAAGTTCGCAAGAAGGCAGTTGAAGCGGGGCAATTCTCAGCGGCCATTTCAGCGATCAAGGAAAAGGGCGTCCTTTCTGGTCATCGCGTCGAGCGCCGCGAGAACACCAACCGCAACATAGATGAACTATCAGACTCCGATCTCCTCGCTATCGCCCGCGCAGGCAGCGACAGAACTTCTGCGCAGAAGGCTGGCGAGGCGAAACCTCACTGACCTTGCCCGGTCACAAAGCCTAGAGCCCGCGCCGCATCATCAACTGCTCATTGATGAGCTAGAGGCGCTGATGAACGGGGAAAGCGATTTCCTCGTTGTGGAAATGCCTCCGGGCTCGGCCAAGTCCACATACGTCAACTGGCTCTTTCCGGCTGGCTATGCGGCGAGGTTTCCGGGGTCGAACATTCTGACGGCCTCGCATTCGAGCGAGCTTGCGGAGAGATGGGGCAGGCGGACGCGCAACCTTCTGGCGGGCGCTTCCAATCTGTTCGGGATTGGCGTGGCGTCCGATAGTGGCGCTGCCTATCGCTGGTCCACGACCAACAAGTGCGAATATTACGCGGTTGGCGTTGGCGTCGGCATCATGGGCTTTCGGGCTGATCTGGGGATTATTGATGACCCATTCGGCTCGCGTGAGGATGCTGAAAGCAAGCGCATCCGCGACAAGATTTGGGAATGGTACGTTAACGACTTTTCCTCCCGCCTTAAGCCGGGTGCAAAGCGCGTTATCATGCACCAACGGTTCCACGAGGACGACCTTGCTGGCCGAGTTGTTAACCAGCTTACTGCGCTTGGCAGACCATTTCGACGCCTCAAGATCAGGGCGCAGGCGACTGAGGATGACCCGCTAGGCAGAGAGCCCGGCACTTTCTTGTGGGATGATCCGACAGGATACGACTACGGGCGATTCTTGAGGGATCGAAAGCTAGAGAGCGACGCCCGCACATGGTCTGCGCTCTACCAGCAAGAGCCCACGCCAGAGGAAGGCGACTACTTCAAGCGGGAATGGCTTATCCCCGTCGAGACGATGCCGAACAAGTCGGACCTGATCGTGTACGGCGGTTCTGACTACGCCGTGACTTCGGACGGCGGAGACTACACGGTACATGCCGTGGTCGGGCTCGATGCTGATGAGAACCCGTATCTTCTGGACCTCTGGCGCAAGCAGGCATCGTCCGATGTGTGGGTTGATGCGTGGTGCGATCTAGTCAGGCGCTGGCGTCCGATGGAATGGGCGGAAGAAACCGGCCAGATCAAATCCGGCGTCGGGCCTTTTTTGGAAAAGGTTGCGCGAGAGACGGGCGCATATTGCGTGAGGACGCAATTCCCGACGCGCGGCGACAAGGCGGTGCGGGCGCAGTCGATACGCGGTCGCATGGCGATGCGAGGGCTCCGCATTCCGGCATACGCGCCTTGGAGAACAGAGTTTGAGGCGGAGCTTCTGCGCTTCCCGGCTGGCCTGCACGATGACCAAGTTGATGCTCTTGGCCTTGTTGGTCAGCTACTGGACAAGACAGCGGGCGCGGCGCGCAAGGCAAAGCAGACACCATCGCAACAATCCGGCTACGTCCGCGCAGAGACGGGCCGCAGAGACGAAACAAGCGGACTGACGCTTTAGAGGATTCACACATGGCTGGTGGATACAACACGGGACAGGCGACTGTAGCGACGACGGCGACCGTGATCGCCCCGGCGCGACCGGGCCGCAAGACGATTACCATCGCCAACAGCGGCACGACTGACGTTTATATTGGCGGCGCGGCAGTCACGACTTCAACCGGATTTCTCCTGACCGGCACGAAAGGCGCGGGCTTCACTTTCGATACGGAAGGTCCGGTTTACGGCATCGTCGGGTCGGGAACGCAAGTCGTCTCGTTCCTAGAGACAATCTGACTGTGAGCGTTTTCGTTCCTGCTGTTCCGGTGATATTGCAGAGACGCGGCGTCTTTGGACCGGGCGGCTTTGCTCCGGTTGATTCCATCGACTGGACAAGCTCGACTTCTATTCCCGCATGGGCGACATTCACCGCCACCGGCCTCTGGGCGCGGCTCCGTCACAACGCAGAACCCGCCAATCTGCAAGCAAAGATAGCTGCGTCTGCCACTGCTGCGGCGCAACTCGGCATCACAATTTACAAGCAGGCCATGATTGCCGGTCAGTTGGCATGGACCGCTGATGGCACAACGGCAGGCCCCGCGTATCTCAATAACGTGGGCGTGATCGCATGAAGGAATATCTCGACTGATGGCGATGAGCGCCCCTGCTGTGGAATATCCCGGCACGACCGACATGGATGGCGACGACGATCACAAGGGCTTGGACCTTGTGCATTTGCGCAAGCAATTCACCGACTTCGTGACGGTGAAAGCGCCTGAGATTGACGAAATCCGTCAGGCCACGCGGTACTATCATGGGCAGCAGATATCTGAGGACCAATCCAAAATCCTCAAGGCGCGCGGTCAGCCTGAAATCGTCTTCAATCGCCTCGCTCGCAAGATCAATGGCGTCGTGGGCGTGGTCCAGAAGCTGCGCAACGATCCGAAGGCTTTTCCCCGCTCGGAGCGCAGCGCCGCAGGCGCAGACCTCGCAACGGCTGTCATGCGCTATGTACTGGACACTTCCTTGTGGAAGGATATCGAGGCTGACGGCGTGCTGGACGCGGCCAAGGGAGCCTTCGGCGTCTGCGAACTGACGCTTGATGATGGGGACTTCCAAGACCCTGACGTTGGTCTGCGCTACGTCGATCCTGTCACTTACTTTTACGACCCGCGTTCGATCCGCCCCGACTTCTCCGATGTGCGCTACGATGGCGTCTCGCGTTGGGTGAGCGAAGACGAGATTGAAGAAATGTTCCCCGGCACTGGCGACAGGCTGGCGCAGGACTCGTCCGGCTACGAGACGACGGCGCACGACTTCGACCGTGGGTTCTTGTGGGTCAACGAGCGCAAGAAAATCAGGCTTGTCGAGCATTGGTACAAGCACGAGGGTAAGTGGAAGTTCTGCATCTATGCGAACTGGACGGAGCTTGCCCGTGGCGAGAGTCCGTTCTGGACGAAGGTCGGGAGCGTATGGCAGACCCGCTCGCGCTACATCAAATTTGCATGTGCGGTTGACGAGCTAGGCGACCGCTACGGCTTCGTCCGCAACATGAAAGGCCCACAGGACGCGATCAACCAGCATCGCTCCAAGGCCATGCACATCATGAACACGCGGCAGGGTTGGGCGCGTCAGGGTGTGTTCTCCGATACCGAGAAGGCCCGCAAGGAACTTGCCCGACCGGATGGCTGGCTTGAGCCGAATGGCATCAAGGACCAGGATTGGGGCGTTCTGACACAGGACCAAGAGTTCCTGAAGCAGACGCAGTATTTTCAGGACGCCAAAGAGGAAATCGAGAACTACGGCCCCTCGCCCGCGATTGTCGGGACGAACGTCAACCAGCGTTCGGGCAGGGCCTTGGCGATGATGCAGCAGAACGGCATCGCCGAGTTGGGGCCGTTCCTGAAGAACTATCGCACATGGAAGTTTGAGGTTTACCGGGCCGTCTGGTGTACGGTCCAACGCACATGGCAAGCCCCGCGCTTCATCCGAATCACGGACGACCAAGAGGTTGCGCAGTTCATCCAGCTAAACGCGGTGCAAGTCGGTCCGGGCGGAATGCCGCAACTGGTCAACTCCATCGCCGCGCTTGATGTTGATATCATTCTGGACGAAGGGCCGGATACGACCAACGTCATGGGCGATGCGTTCGACATTCTGTCGTCGCTGGCGCAGCAGAATGTGCCGATTCCGCCGCAAGTGTTCCTTGAACTTTCTCCGCTTCCGAAGACGGTCAAGGACAAGATCAACGGAATGCTCAATCAGCCGCCGAACCCGCAACAGGTCCAGCAGCAGCAAATTCAGATGGCTGGCATGGCTGCGAAGGTTGACGATACCCGCGCCGCTGCGATGAAGAAGCAGGCCGAAACGCAGAAGATCATGCAGGACGCACATCTAGCCCCGCTACAGGCGATGCACGAGATGACGCAGGACCGCAACGAGACGGCATTGCGCGCGCATCAGGCAGTCAGGGACGAGCGCGAGAGTGTGGCCGGCAATGTCCGCGACGACATCGACCGCAGGCATGCGCAGGGCATGGACATGCTCGACGTTGCGTTGCGGGCGCAGGATCAGGCGCACCAGCAGGGCATGGCCCGTGCGCAATTCAAAGACGGGATAGATGCGCGCAAGGAAGCAGCGCAGGCCAACCCTCTCTCTGAATAAACAGTTCGTCCGCCCCACGATACGGGGCCGGTTCCGGTGTGTCCGTCAACAGATCGCATCGCCATCGTCGGGGCGTTAGCCGGCGTTCTCGTCCTCTCGACGTTACAGAGAAAGCACTGACACATGATGACGGAACAGAATGGCGGCGCAGATGCGTCGCTTGACGGTGAAGCGTATGATCATCTCATGCCGCTCGAAATGGGCGCGTCTGAGATGCCGGCAGAAACGCCGGTCGAACAGCCTCAGGAAACACCGCAGGCCGAAGCCGCGCCAGAAGCGCAGCCCCAAGGCCAGCCGGTTGCAGGACAGCCCACCGCTCAGCCCGTAGCTGAGAAAGCGCCGGAAGACTCGCGGCATGTGCCTATTGGCGTCATGCTTGACGAGCGCGACAAGCGCAGGATGGCTGAACAGCGCGCCGAGGCTTACGCAAGGCAGCTTCAAGAGTTTCAGGCAAGGCAGCAGCAGCAGCAACGCCCGGAATTTTGGGAGCAGCCCGAAAACAACATTGACTATCGCATCCAGCAGGCTTTGCAGCCGTATGCGCAGCAGCTTGTCGCACAGCGCGAGACATTCGCCCGTGCGCTCGCCGAAACGCAGCATGGGTCCGATAAGGTCAGTGCGGCTTTCAAGGACATATCCGACCGGATCAATTCCGGCGATCCGTCCGCGCGGTTCGATTATCAGCGCATCATGTCCGAACCCAACCCGTACTCGGCTCTGGTGGACTTGCACAAGCAGCGCCAGATGATTGCGGAGATTGGCAGCGACCCCGCTGCATACAGGGCAAAGGCTCTGGACGAGGCGTTGAAAGACCCTGCGTTCCTTGCTCGCGCTCTTGAAGCGGCGAAGTCACAAGCGGGCGCGTCACCTTCCGTTGTCACCTACGCTGCCCCGAAGGCCAAGGGCGTCCCGTCGATTTCAAATATCGGCGCGGCCGGCTCAATCGGAAACGGGGCTCTGCCAGACCTCAGCGATCAGGAACTGTACGACAAGTACACAAACTGACGCTGAAAGCCCCCAAGGAACACAACGATGGCTTTCACGACTGCCGGTTCCAATACGGAACTCATCAAATATGGCCGCGACATTTTCGCTCGCGGTTATGCCCGCGAAGACCGCATGGTCAAGTACCAGGGCAAGAGCATCAACAGCATCATCCGTCTAGTCTCCGACCTGTCGGCAGATGGCAAGCAGATCAACGTCCCGCTGGTCGATATCCTCAACGCGACCGGCAAAGGTACGGGTACGCTGGTCGGCAACGAAGAAGGCATCGACAACTACGGTTGCGGTATCTGGGCCGACTGGCTGCGCCATGCGGTTGCCTTCGACAAGGCGACAAACAAGGACAATGCGCTCAACTTCAAGACTATTGGCGTCCCGCTGCTCAACCAGTGGTACAAGAAGCGTCTGAAAGAAGAGACGATTGACGCTCTGCTCAGCATCCCGACGAATGCGGTTCCGACCGGATTTCGTGGGGCGGCCGGCTCGCGCATCAATGGCATCAAGTGGTCCGACGCGACGGCGGCGAACAAGAATGCATGGGTTACTGCCAACAGCGACCGCGTGGTGTTCGGCTCTGCGTTGTCAAACTACTCGACCACGTTCGCAACGGCAGCGGGCAACGTCGATACGACCAACGACCGCATGTCGGCAAACGTCGTATCGTTGATGAAGCGCGTTGCCATGTCCACGACTTCGAACAAGATCACCCCCGTTACCGTGGGTGACGACATGCAGGAAATGTATGTCATGTTCGTCGGGTCGAAGTGTATGCGCGACCTCCGCAACGACACCACCCTCAAGGCGGCGCTGCAAGAAATGATCGTCAAGAGCGAGAAGGGGTTTGCCAATCCCCTGTTCCGCAACGGCGACATTTGGTGGGACAACGTTCTGATCACGGAAATCCCCGAGATCGACGAACGTCTCACGCTGACCGGCATTGGCGCTTCGTCCTCGGACGTTGTTCCCGTGTTCCTGTGCGGCCAGTCCGCCTATGCGAAGGCAACTGGCCAGATGCCGATTCCGACGCGCCGCGATGAAACTGACTATCAGTTCCTCACCGGCATGGGCATCGAGGGCCAGTACGGCATTGGCAAGGTTGCCAAGATCCCGGCTGGCGGATCGGCATTGAAAGACTGGGGGGTTGTTACAGGATTCATGTCCTCAGTCGCTGACGCCTAAGAAATCTCTAGGAGCTGATGGCATTTCGTGATATAAAGTGTGACCGAGTGTTACACGGAGTCACGGAATGCCTAAGCCTCGCAAGATTGATGCGGAGATTGTCCGAGCCCTTCTGGATTACTCGCCCGAAACTGGCGAACTGAAATGGAAGGAACGAACGGAGGATTGGTTTCCCGGAACAGTGGGGCGCACGCCATCGCATGCTTGCAGGCAATGGAATGCGACCCACGCTGGTAAGAAGCCGGGCGCAGTCGATTCATGGGGGCATACACAGATAAGGCTTTTTGGGCGTCTGTACGGAGCCCATCGCCTTATCTGGCTTCTCATGACGGGAAAGTGGCCTAAGAACCAAATCGACCACATTGACTGCGACCCATCCAACAATCGTTGGAACAATCTCCGCCCCGCCACGAATACTGAAAATGTCCGCAATCAGCGCGCTCCGCGCAGCAACAGTAGCGGCGTTAAAGGCGTCTCGTGGTCAAAGGAAAAGCGCAAGTGGGTGGCGTACATAACGGCTAACCGTCGTCGTATCCACTTGGGTCAATTCGAAAACATCGAAGACGCAGAAGCAGCATATGCCAAGGCGTCAAAGAAGCATCACGGCGAATATGGCCGTACATCCCGAAAGGAATAAACATCATGGCTGATCGTACTGCTTGGACGACGGCGACCCCTACCGTTGGTAAGGGGTGGTCGCGTCAGACTCAGGCCCTCGGCGGCGCTATCTCTCTCGTGACGGGCGATCTCGCCCTGAACAAGACGGTTTCGCTGTTCAAGGTTCCTGCGAACTTCACGATTGTCTCGGCTTCCGTGTACGTCACGGACATGGACACGAACGGTTCGCCCGCTCTGGTGTTCTCCATCGGAGATGCGAACACGGCGGCGCGCATCGTGTCTGTCTCGACCGCTGGTCAGGCTGGCGGCGCTGCGACCATTGTCGCCGGCCTCCCCGGCTACCAGTACACGGCAGAGACGGAAATTCTGTGGACCACAACCACGGCTTCCGCCACAGCCGCTGCCGGCACCGTGACCATCTATCTCGTTGGATATCTCGACTGATGAGCGCCTTCGTCACATACCTCGCGCCCGAGGGCGATGACAGCCATGTGTCCTGGCTTGGCTACACGTTTGCCGATGGCGAACCGTTGCAAGTCTCGAATGACATTCTCATTGAGAAGGCGCGCGGAAATCGCTTCTTCGACGTTGAGGATGTGGCGGAAGTCTCAGAAGCAGTCGAAGTCCTCGAAAAACGCAAGCCGGGACGGCCCCGCAAGGTTGTCGCCGCCCCGGTTCCCGAACCTGTCGCTGACCAGGCGCAGGCCGAAGCCGTACCTGTAGAGGCTGACAATGCCGAAGTCGGCGCGTGACCTCTACAACCGTTCGCTACAGCTTCTTGGCGTAGCGGCGGCTGGTCAGCCTCCATCCGCAGAGGACTATCAGGCAATGCGGGACACGATTGCCCCGCTGCTTGAAGAACTGCGCGTGGTGGAGGCGGCCAACATCGTCCTGACTGCGAACGACGAAGCGGCGACAGATATTCCCGACGAGTGCTTCGGGCCACTTTCCATCCTGTTGGCGAATGACGCTGGTCCTGCATTTGGCATCCCCTGTGTCACCGGGAC